TCGTACTTGTAGTTCTCCAGGCACTCGAGCAGCCACTGGCAGTTCTCGCTGTGGACGATGGTGTTGTACAGCGCCATCCTCGTCTGCTGGATGTCGGTGATCAGGCTGGCGTCCCCCGCCCTGGAGTTCGGGATCTTCCACACGCTGCTGCTCTTGGCGAGCACCGCCACGTTCGGGAACCGCTCCCGCATCATGTCGGCCGGGGTCATGTTCACCGCACGCTCGTGGTGCTCGCCGTCCCACGGCAGGATGATGTAGCCCAGCTTGTTGAAGTAGTGCTTGGTCTGCAGCACATCCACGTACTCGGGCAGCGCACGCCCGTGCCCCTCGCCGCAGTCGTAGATCATCAGCTTGCCGTTGATCCATTGGAACGCGATCCACGCAGTGGCATCGGACTGGAAGCCGGAGGCACCGATGTCGAACACCACGTACACCGGCTTGCCCGGGTCGAGGTTGAACTCGGTGGTCCGGCCCTCGTTCACCATCTTCATGTACGCCTCGCCGTACACGGCGGCAGCGTCCATCTCCTCGAACGAGCAGTGGTACTCCTGCTCGAACATGCGGGCGTTGCCGAAGCGCCGGAGGTACGCCTCCTCGATGCGCTCCAACTCCGGCTCGGTCAGGACGGGCGGCAGCCCCTCCCGCTTCATGATCTCGTTCAGGTCGTCGATGGTGCGGATGATGACCTGGCTCTCGGGGTTGTCCCTGAGCGACTCCATCAACTGCCACAGCGGATTGCGCCGCTTGCCACGGGGAGTGCTCACCACCATCAGGCGCTTGTTCTCTGCCCTGTTCTCGAAGATGGGCATCATCCGTGGGATCGGATCTTCCCTGGTGAACAGCGCCAACTCGGTGATCGTGTAGTCCTGGAACGCCGTGCCCACACCGCTCTTGTCCTGCCCCGACTGGAAGTAGCCCTGCAGTTTGAGCCTGCTGTGGTTGGTGAAGCGGCCCTCCATGACCGTGTCCTTCCAGCGCACCAGTTCCTCGGGCACGTTGTCCCGCAGCGCACGGACGAACTCGCCGGACGGCGGGTCGATGTAGGTCTTGTCCCAGAGGATGTCTCGGATCATCGGGTTGGATAGGCTGATGTACACCCCAGTCGTCTTGGGGGTGGAGAGTCTGGCGTGGCATTGCTCCATGCTGGCGGCCACATCTTTGCCCGACTGCCTGGGCAGAACAGCGAGGCCGTACCGCTTGGACCTCCACATCTGGTGGAGTTCCTGCTGGTACGGCCTCGCCTGGTAGTACGCAGGGAACTTCGTCATCTACCGAGGAGTGCGTCGTCCGTTGGCATCGAAGCTGCGCCCGGGGTAGCGGCCCTGCTGGTAGATCTGCGCGGCCGACATGCCGTTGGTACCGGGCACCGGGCTCGCCGCCACCGGAGTGCTGGCCGGTCGGGGCGGGCCCCATACCGGATTGAACCCCGGCGAGTACGGCGTGGCCCGCGGTGACTGCGGGTTGCGGCCCTGCTGGTAGACATCGGCCGCCGACAGCCCGCCCGTACCGGGCACCGGACTAGCGGCATTGGTGCCTGCCGGACCTCCGCCGGCCGGTGCGCCGCCGCCGCCCACGCCACGGCCCCAGGTGTAGAACGGAGCGCCCTGGGCCGGTGGCCGGTAGCCCTCCTCGCCCATCAGATTGCCGTTGATGTCGTAGTCGCCGCCGCTGAACACCGAGCCCGGCGGGAAGTTCCCACCGGCTCCGCCAGGTCCGCCGCCCGCAGGAGGAGGAGCCTGCATCATGCCCCGGTTGGGCTGCTGGTAGTTCCAGCCCGTGCTGGGGATGTTGCTCTGCTGGCCCTGGCCGTACTGCCAGGGCTCCTGGGTGCGCTTCCCGTCGTTCAGCTCGGGGATGCTCTCCCGCTCGCTGCCCGCTGCGGCGATACGCTCGTCGCGCTCGTCGCTGAGGTTGCGACCGCCGCCCTGCTGGCCCTGGCCTGCGATGTTGCCGTTGCTGCCCACGCCCTCGCCCTCGGGGAAGGCCGACGGCTGGGGCTTCTTGCCGTTGCTGCCCTTGCCGTTCTCGACCGCCTGCCCCGGTGTGGGGCTGCCGCCGATGTCGAGCACCAGGCCGGAGTAGATCAGTTCGGGGTTGTTCTTCAACTTCGGAAGATTCAACCCGATGATCTTCTGCATCTCCTGGGCGATCAGGTTCGGGTCCAGTGGCTGGCCCGGGTACTGCATGCCCAGCGACTTCTCGGCGATGTTCCACACCGAGTCGCCGCGTTCCACTGTGTACAGAGCCATGTCAGCCTCCCACCGGAGCAGTAACAGTCACCGGAGCGTCGAACAGGGTCGAGCCCTCGGCAGTCACGAGTACGTCGTAGGTCCCGGCCGCCGCATAGGTGTGCGTCGCCACGGTGCCGGTGACATCCTCGACGGTGCCGTCGCCCCAGTCCACCGTCTTGGTGATGCCGTCCCACCCGAGGGTGAGCGTCACCGTGAGGTCGGTGATGACGGGCGGTTCGATCGGCCCCGTCTCCTCCATCCCGGTAGCGAGGCGGTAGTTGATGACGACACGAGGGAGGTACACCGCCAGGTGCTCTCCCTGGTCCGGCATCCAGTCGATCTGATTCTCTCTCGGTGTAGCCATCCCGACTCCTAGATCTTCAGGTGTGGCAAGCCTATCGTGCCGAACAGCGTTGAGAAGTCTTCTGGCTCAGAACTGCTCGGAGCCTTGGATCGTACCCCCCGCTGCGGCGGCTCCTCTTGAGCCTGACGCTGTGCATGTTTCCCCGCAGCGGGGGGACGGTTGCCGAGCTGCTTGCGCAGGCTCTCGATGATGGGCTGCACCGGGACCGAGTACCCGTGCAACTTGCCGTCGATGCGCACCTCGTACGCCGAGGCCATGCTGGCGAACGAGTCCGCGAGTTCCTTGTTGAAGCCCTTGGTGCCCGGGATCAGGTCGGGGTTGTTGCGGAACAGGTCGATGCTGGAGTGGACCGTCTCCATGAACCCGACGGAGTCCTGAATCCAGGAGCCGGCGGTGTTCTCGATCTCCTGCTGGAGGACGAGTTGCACCGCTTCCTGCCACTCGCGGGCGTCCTGCGTGTTCTCCAGTGTCTCGGTGCCCTCCTTGGTCATGGACGGCACCTCCCGGCCCACGAGCATGCGGGGATGCACGGACAGCGCCTCGAAGTAGCGGCCGTGCTTGCGCTGCACATCCTCGTACGCGGCGTTGCGGTAGCCGGTGACGAGGTTCTGCTCTATCGCCCCGCTGAGATCGCCGAGACGAGCGACGACGGTATTGGGGTCTGCGCTTCCGGGAGCAGTTGCTGCTGCGGACTGGGCTGCAGGCTGTTCAGCACGTCCATCAACAGGCTGACCGTCTCCTCCTGCGTCTCCTCCCGCCTCTGGTCCTGCCTGCTCAGCGCCAGGCTCAGCGGCCCCGCCATCTCCATCAACTGGTTGTGCAGGCTGTCCCTCTGCTGCATCGCGTACCTGTGGAGCAGGGGTTCCATCGCTGCCAGCAGGGCCGGGATCAGTTGCTGCAGCATCAGGTGCCGCTGCCTCTCCTGCTCCTGGATCTGCTTCAGCCTCCTCCGCCGGGGCCAGTTGATCCATGAGAGCAGAGAACGCCACATCGTTCGTAATCTCGAGGGCTGTTGCTTCTTCTTCACCGCTCACTGTCCATCCCTCTCATCGCGCATGGCCTGGAGCTCTGCCGCGAACAGGTCTCGATGGTCATCGGTGAACTCGAACTTGATCTGGTCGAGCAGCGAGGTCAGCCCCTGCTCGGCGAAGAACATCTTGTGGACCTCGGAGATCGAGGCCATGTCGATGGCGGCGTTGTCGGCAGTGGGGTCCCAGTCCAACTCCCACTGCAGCACCTGCTTCTGCCACAGCAGCAGCACGTTCAGGTAGTGCATGGCGTTGTGCTCGGCGTCCTCCTCCGGGGAGGTGTGGTTCAGCGCCTCGTCGTCCAGGTCGATCTCGGCCTCGAGCGTCTCGAGCAGTTCGATGACCTTCTCGAAGTAGAGGTCCCGGTAGGCGGGCATGTCCCGGAAGGCGATGCCGGTGAAGGCGTTCACGATGCGGCTGGCCCACTGCGGCGTCACCTGCTTGTGCCGCTCCGTCCTGGCCGGTGCCAGCACCTTCGCCCACAGTTCCAGCACGGTGTGGTACTCGGCCTCGGCGGCGTCGGCGGCCAGTTCGTTGACGGTGGTGTCGGTCATCGGATCTCCCTCTGAAGCTGCTGCTGGCGGAACTCGGTGCGGATGGCTGCGACGACGGAGCGGATGTCGTAGCACAGGTCGTTCTCGATGTAGACGCGCTTGCACTCGTTGGGCACCAGCTCGGCCCCGCCGTAGAACTGCTCGACATCGCGCAGGTCGAAGCCCTCGCGCCCGTTGTAGGTGTGGATGCGGAACGGGTAGCGCCGGTCCCGGTAGATGCCGACCTGGAAGGAGGGAAGGGTGATCTTGATCTCCGAGGTGCGGTTGGTGCGGTTGCCCGCGACCTCGACCGTCTCGATGTACTCGCCGTTGCGGACGGTCTGCTGCTCGACGCCCGGGTCCACGTAGGTCAGCACCCGCCTGCCGCGGGGCTTGGGGTAGGCGGGCTTGCGCACCTCCTCCTGCAGCCACTGCCGTCCCTGCTCATCGGTGCGCAGGACTTCCTCATCGCGGGCAGGGGCTTGCGGAGGAGGCGCTGTGGGCGGAGCCGGCGCAGGCTCGGGTGAGATGTACAGGCTGCTGATCTCCTGCAACTCAGCCGTCGAGTACTTGGCGAAGGGCTTGTCGGGCTCCCAGCCCTGCTCCTTCAGCGTGTTGTACAGATCGGCGCGAGCCGTCTTCCCCGGCATGCGTCCTCCTAGGTGCCGTAAATCCGCCTACGGTGCGACTCTAGCAGCGGATGCGGTGGAGTGGGGGTAGGAGCGCGCGCTGGGGTGTAGTCATGTAGACACGTGTACCCCGGTATTCCTTATATATCCCCTTTTTGAGTTACAACATATGAAGTAGACGCTGGTACATGTCTACATGTCTACACTCAGGCGAAGTCGTGGCCGTCCATCCGGGGCAGCACGATCCCGTTGCGCGCGTAATCCGGCAGCACCGCTCCGTACTCGAACGTCTCGATGCTCCCTGCCTCGTAGCCCACGTTCACACTGACCGGCGTGTAGCGGTACTGCACGTACCCCACCATCCCGGTGCCCAGGTAGCCGTCCACCGACGAGGCACGGAACACCCACTCCTTGAGATCCCTGCGGATCAGCAGGTAGTCCTCGGCGTTCCAGTGCTCCTCGATGCGAGGTGCCTTCTCGTCCTCGATGAACACCTTGTCGATGTTCAGCTCGACGCCGTTCACCGTGCGGCCGCGGATGCCGTACCTCGCCCGGCCCCGCCAGTTGCCGAACGTCACGCCCACCTGCTGCAGGTGCGCCCAGGCATCGTGCGCCCGGTTCGCTCCCTGCGTGTTCGTCTCGAACATCCAGGAGATGCGGGCCTCCTGCACCACCCCGGCATCGTTCAACTCGTCGTCCACGAGGTACTCATCGTCGAAGTAGCGGATGCCGTCGGGGCCCGACACACTCATGAACGTGCGGTCCCCGACCGACACCGGCTTCAGCGCCGAGCCCTGCACGAGGAAGCGGGACCAGTGCCCCTCCTCCGCCGCGATGTCGTAGATCCAGATCTCGTTGCCCTTGCACTCGGGCAGCAGCAGCTCGCCCTGCGGGTTGTGGACCAGGAAGTACAGCCTGTTGTCCAGCGCAGCCGACATGATCCACGGCTTCGACTGCAGCAGCAGCCACTTGTCGGCGATCATGTCCGACATCGACTTGTGGTTGATGTTGTAGTTGTTGGCCGTGGACTTCACCAGTTCCCGGTCCATCGGGCGGTACAGGGCGTTGTTCAGCACCTGCGCCCCGAACGGTGCCACCGAGCCGGGGGTGCTGGTGGTCTCCTCGAACCCCATGATCGAGGTGAACCCGGTGTTCCCGGCCTGGATCTCCGCGGGCTGCATGTAGTACGAGGACGACCTGCCGTTGTCGTAGGAGCAGAGCACCGTCAGCGTGTCCACCGACTGCGGGTTCTGCCACAGCACCACGCTGTGCGGCAGGTTCAGGTTGCCGGAGGTCAGTGTCTTCTTCCCGCCGCCGTGGTTCGGGGTGAACATCGTGTACCGGCCGGGTGCCGATGACGACCAGGAGATGGTGGCAGGCTCCGTCGGGCTGCCCACCAGCACCATGCGGTCACCAGCCACGATCCCGTTGCGGTGGTCGGGCGGTATCGAGGAGTTCACCCGGTTCTCCTGCGTGGGCAGCATCATGTCCAGCGTGCCCGCCCTGCGGGACGGGGTGATCTGAATCCAGCCGCCCTCCTCGTACGGCACCGGAGCGCCGCCGATCGAGCCCTGGTCCGGGAAGATGTCCTTGGACGCCACCATCTGCGCGACCACCGGCACGGGCTGCTGCTCCGTCCAGGCGAAGGCGTACAGGTTCCAGCGCAGCGCGTTCTCCGCCACCGCCTGGTCGTAGACGGCCCGCGGCATGCGCACCACCAGTTGGTCGGCGCACTTCTCCGGGATCGGGGTGTACGTCCCCGACGGCTCCCCGGCGGCGTTGGCCGTCTCCCAGACCCAGTCCGACCAGGCGCGCTGCACCCGGACCTCGGAGATCCTGGACGCCGCCGACTCGCCGATGTCGTTCTCGAAGGTGTAGAAGAACGCGATCTTGTTCGGGTTGTTGTCCGCTCCGCCCGAGGCGATCAGCGTCTTGGTGGTGGGCGTCTCGGCCGGCGGGTACGTCCGGGCCGTGGCATAGGTGTCCTCGATCGACGGGCCCTCGTGCGGCAGGTTGGTCAGCACTCCCTCCCACCTGCGCAGTTGGGTCGTGGTGCTGGGCGTGGAGCCGTCGAAGAACGCGCCCGGCGCTGCAGACTCCATGATCGTCGAATCGCACCGGAACTTCTGCCCCCGTGCCGCTGCATAGACGATGAGGTTCACCGCCGTACTGACCGTAGTGGCGGGCACCGAAGCGTTGTGGACGGTGAGGGTCTCCCAGTTGCCCGTCAGCGCCTGCTGCGTTCCCGAACTGGTCGGGTTCGCCAGATCGGCGGGGTACATGAGGACGTTGATGCGTCCGTCATTCGTCTCCCCGTTCACCGACTTCATAGCAGCCGAGGCCGACACGGCTGTTCCGCTGTGCGGCATCGGGGTCGAGGCGATCTTGAGATCGACGGGCGGGTGGTAGGTGGAGGCCGACTGGTTCGGCGTCCCCTCCCAGAAGTAATCGGTGCCCGAGCCGCCGTGGAACATATCGGTGCTCTCGCCGTCCCGGCACACCACGATGTTGCTGAATCGCACCGATGCCAGTTCCTCGCCGCCCCGTGCGCCCAGGTGCAGTTGCATGGACACCGCGGCCTCGGGTGCCTTGATCGAAGAGCTCGCCCAGCGCCCGGCCCCGCCCTCGATGTCCATGACGAACTGCCCGACGGGCATCCCGTTCACCGCATAGAACTCCAGTACGGCGATAGGCAGCGCTCCCGGGTCGGTGTCGAAATCCACCGCCACCCGGTACGAGGCCCGGTCGTCGATGTCGTGGATCATCCGCGGGCCGGTGGAGAGGAAGAAGTCCTCGCTGCTGTAGGACTCGTAGGTGAGCGGGCTGACCTGCAGCCACGGCCCTGCAGCATCCAGTTCGGGCAGCCCCCGCCCGGACCACCAGCCGTCGATGCCGAGGCCGACCACATCGTGCAGCGGAGCGGGCATCAGATTGGTGCGCTCCGGCAGCGACCACATCTCCAGCGAGAAGCCTCCGGGAGCGGTGCTGTCCGCCACCGTGCTCCAGCCGGTACCGGCGGTCTTCTTCCAGAACAGCGTGCCGATCTCGAAAGATGGATTCAGTACAGAGTTCCGGCGGCGGGTCGGGTTCGCCTGGTTGATCCATGCCGCATCGGGATGCACCACGATCAACTTGTCCGCGTCGGTCCATTCCGGCACCGAGATGGACTTCAGCTTCTTGGCGATCTTCTGCCCGCCGACGAAGAACATGCGCGCCGACTCGCCCTTGTCCGACAGCGCCACGATGCGGTTGTTGATCTGGAGGTACTCCACATGCGTGGTCTCCTCCGTGAAGTTCAGAACATCCTCTCCCTGCGGGATGGTGAAGCCGATCTCCGGATCGGTCAGCGCATACACCGACTTCTCGACCAGGGAGTACTTGATGGCGCGGAACCCGACGCCTCCGCCAGCCTCCCTCACCGCGATGAGCAGAGCGGGCTTGCCGTCGTTGGTGTAGAACAGTTCCCCGCTGGACAGCACCGGCAGCCCCAGCCCGGTGCCCGGGGTGTTCGGTACCAGGGGGTCCAGCCCTGGGGCCGTCAGGTACGTCAGGTTCCGCAGCCCGGGGCGCACAGCGATCCCCTGGTTGCGGTCCACCCACACGTTCTCCATCAGGCGCAGGCTGTTGGGCTCCGAGGTGCCGGGCGGGAACGCCGTGGACCAGCCGCGGAACTCGCGCAGGTACGCCTTCGACAGCGGTCTGTCGATGGGGGCGGGGATCTTCTTGTTCGCCATGTCAGCCTCAGTAGTTGGCGAACGGGGGCCGGTTGGCGCTGTTGTCCCGATGCAGCCCGTTCTGCAGCGGCAGCACGAAGTCGTTCTGGTACGGCGCGTCGGTGTGCCGGGTGTCCCGCTCGATCAACTGGTACATCAGCGTCTTGTAGTCCATCTCCAGCGTCTGCACCCTGGGCTGCATGACAGGGTCGGTCTGCGCGTAGAAGTAGGCGGCGCGGGAGATCACCAGATCCGGGTAAGCGAAGTCCACCGGCTGCTCGCGGATATGGTCGGGGACCTCCTCGCCGATGTCGGGCAGCCGGAACATGACCGGCTCCCGCATCACCGGCACATGGATCTCGAGCCCGTCCTCCTCGGTGGTGAACGGACGGCTGAACCGCAGCATCGTGCCCTCGATCGACACCCACAGCCCCGGCCGGTACAGGTACTTGTGCAGCGCGTCCCTGGGCAGGAAGTACGCCCAGCGCAGCACCCTGCCGGAATCGCACTCCTGCAGCCGCACGGCGTCGTCGTCGATGATGCGCGGTCGCAGCGAGCCCGGCAGGTGGATGGCGGAGGTGCAGTCCTGCGCAGTGCCGAGTGCCTGCGTGGAGGCGTAGTAGGACCACTCGTTCTCCAGGGCATTGGCCCGCAGCGCCCGGTTCAGCGCGCGGGTGATGGAGCGGTAGCGGTCCTTCTCCGGATGGTAGGTGAGGTCCAACCCGGTCAGCAGCCCGAGTACTTCGGCAACCGCATCGTCCAGCGTCAGCTCGACCTCGGGGTTGATAGTCATGACAGGCTCCTCGAGGTCGCGCCCTGCGCCTGGCCGATGGGCTGGAACCGCATACGTGCGGCGAGATCGTTGTTGGTGACGGTGCTCTCCAGCCGCTTCTGGCCCTCGTAGTCGGAGATCCAGTCGGGCAGCCCCTGTTTCACGTAGGACTTGCCGGACTCACGGGAAGCTTTCATGAACGCATCTCCGGCGCTGGTCTTCTTCGTCCCGCCGCCGCTGCCGACCTTGTTCTCCTCGGCCAGGTCCAGGTAGTCGGCCTGCTGCTGGTACAGGTTGCCCAACTGGGTGTACGTCTCGGAGCGCCGGTTGTAGTAGTCCTGCCACAGCCGCTCCCGCTCCGACTCGCCCTGCGTGAACACGTTGGCGAGCGAGGTCTGGGTATCCAGGTTCGACTCGGTGATGCCCTGGTTGATGGACTGCAGCGTGTCGTAGTAGTCCCGGTTGCTGGCATCGGTGTTGTCGCGCCAGTTCCGGGCCGAGGCCACCATCGCGCGCAGCATGTCGGACTGGCCGGCTCCCTGCGTCACCAATCCTGCCAGCGTGTCCGACCGCTCCCGCACGAGGTTCTCGATCGAGTTCTCCTGCTGGGCAGCGTTGGCGAGGGTGTTGTTCTTCCCCGACGCCCGGTACTCGGCACCCCTGGCCTCGGCCTGATCCTTGAGCATGCCGGTCTGCTCGTCGATCAACTGCCCGACATCTGCGAGGTTCTGGTCGAGGTTCTTCTTGAACTCCTTGTCGAGCGCTGCTCGGAGCGCAGCGATCTGCGGGTCGAGGTTGCCTGCCATCGACTGGTACTTCTTGCCTGCCCGTGCCATCGCAGCGGCCTGCTCCGCCCGCTGCCGGGCCAGAGCCGCTGCGTACGGGTCCTGCCGCGGGGTCCGGTTCGGATAGCTCGGAGCGCTCTGCCCCGCTCCCTGGCCGCCCGACTGCGGGTACACGGCGGTACCGCTCCTCGCCGCCTGCGCCGACCTCGGCTGCTGCAGATTCATCGGCCTCCGCAGCAGCGGCGGGGGCTGCATGTCGTTGGGCCGGTACGGGTTCGGGGCGGCGAACGGGTTGTTGTCCCTCAACCAGTCGAAGAGTCCCATATCAGGCTCCCATCCCCAACCACTGCCGGATCTCTGTTCCGGTGCGGATGTTCGGATCGTCGATAGTCATTCTGTCCTGATCGAAGGTGCGGTTGTAGATGTAGTCGAAGAACTCCTGCACATCCGCGTCGGTGAACTCGTAGTTGTCGGCGGAGAGCCAGAAGTCGTCCAGGTTCTCCATGCCCTTGTCGGTGAAATGCTGCCACCAGCCGCCGTAGAACTGTTCCTTGGCGGTGAGTTCCGCCGTCTCTTGATCGGTCGCTCCGGTGCGGATGCCGTCCGCGCCGATGTAACCGAACGGGATCTGCTCCTGCGGGGGCATCGGCAGGTTGAGGAAGTTCAGGATGCGGGAGTTGTTGTCCCAGCCCGGGGCTCCGGCTTCCATTGCCGTCTGCACCAGTTGCCCCGCCAGATCGGCCTGCCGCATGTCGAGCGCCTGCTGCACCGGAGCAGAAGCAGACCTCCCGGCGCTCTGGTAGCGGTCGAAGGTCGGCGTCTCGTCCCACGGCTGCAGCGCGGCGATCTCCTCGATGTCGAAGGCGCGGTCCAGCGTCAGATATTCGTCGAGGTCCTGGCCGCGCAGCCGTCCCATGCCCAACTGCTGCAGCGCGTTCATGGTGTTCGGGGCGTACATCTCCGATCCGCCCTCGGTGCCGAACATCTCCGCCACCTGATCGTCGTACTGGGAGTCGCCGTCCTCGGGGCGCTGGAGCGCACGGTCGGCCTGCACCGCGGGGAGGAGGATGTCGTTGAAGCGCACAGCATCCATCTGCGCCTCGTTCAACTCGCCCATCGCCTCCTCGGTATAGCGAGCAGTGACCGCGCTCGGACCCATCAGGCGCACCGGGTTGCTGGGCCTCTCGATGCCGAAGCTGAGTTCCGCCTGATCCATCTGCCAGGGGCTCAGCGTGTACGAGTGCTGGGCCATCTCGCTCTTGCTGTCGGACTGGAACCGGGAATCGAGCTGCTGATCCAGCGGCTTGTAGGTGCGGTCATGCCACCCGGCGGAGCGCAGGTACCGCTGCGTGGGCCGGCTGGCCTGCTCGGGCTTCCACTGCTGCAGCGGGGTGCCGTACGGCTTGCCTCCGGGGTACGTGACCTGTCGGCCCTCGGGGGAGATCAGTGCGTCGCCCTTGGTGCTGTAGCCGGAGGGCATAGGGCCCGGATCGTACTTCTCGCTTTCGTAGTAGGGCTCCCTACCCCAGGCAGCAGCGTTCAACCACTTGTTCGGGGAGAGCCATTCCCACCAAGCCATCGTCGCCTCCTACGTGTACACCGTATACGTGATGCGCAGGCGCACGTCGTTCCTGACGTAGCCGTAGTGGGCCTGGCTGTTGTTCGGTGCCTGATGGAAATGCAGCCCCTGCGCTCCCCAGCGCCGGAACTCCTCCTTCACCGAATAACGGCCCGGGCAGACGTAGTTCGTGATGTCCACCCACTGCGCACCGCCCACCCATGCGTCGCGCTTGGCGGCCCGGAACGAGGCGAACGGTGCCGTACTGCCGTAGCGGATGCCGTTGGCGGAGTTCAAGTCGCCGTAGTGGTGGACGGCCAGCCACACCGTGCGGCCGGGAGAGGAGGTGAGATCGCCGTTGTAGGCGTGATCGTTCCAGGCGGAGAACTCCACCTTGTCCACGCTCTTGCAGTTGCGCAGATCGCCGGGGATGTTGAACCTTGCAGAACTGCGCTGGTTGCCGTTGGTGCCGGAGAAGTACCCGGAGTACAGCGCGTTGCTGTTGTAGTACCGCTGCGTGCCGTTGCCGCGCCAGGTGCCCCACTCCACCCGGCTCAGCGTCACCGTCTTCTGCTTCGTGGGGGGCGGCGGTGCCGCATCGGTGGTGACCTCGTTCGTCAGCGCCGTGGTGATGAGCAGCCCGTTCTTCAGCGACTCCACCTTCGCCCGGTTCTTCGAGCTGTACGTCGTGGACATATCGAACGTCGTGGCAGCGGTTGTGCCCTTCAACTGGTACGCCCCGCCGTTCACGGACAGCCAGTACTTGTACTCGTCGGGGTCCGTGCCGTCGTAGGACACGGTGCAGCGCACCTTCGCCTGGCCCGCTATCTTCGTCAATGCGGCGGATAACGTATTGCCGCTCTCCGAGGGCCACACCAGGACATCGCCCTGGTACACCCGGGAGACCGATTGGTCGCCCAGGTAGATCTGGTCCGCCGTGTTGATCAGCATCAGCCGGTCACCACGTACAGGACTTCGGGGTCCTTGGTGCCGATGGCGTCGTACTGCGCCTGGGTGCCGGTCCAGATGCGGGAGTCCACATAATCCTTGTCGGCCGCTGCCGGGCCGCTCGCGGGCTCCGTGCCGTCCAGGATCAGCGGGCCGAGCATGGTGCCGCCGGTCAGCGGCAGGAACGCCCCGGTCTGGCCGCTGACCCAGTCCGCGTCCTGCCGCATGTACGGCGTGCCGTCGATCGGTGCTTCCTCGACCTCGCCGGTCGGGGCGTCCACCGCTCCCCAGGCACCCTCCGCCGTCGTGCCCAGCAGTTTGCCGGCGGGTGTGGTGGCAGGCGCAACCACATCGGTCAGATCGTCCAGCGCCTGCTCGCCACCAGCAGGGCCCGCCGGTCCCGTGGGTCCGGTGGGGCCGATGGCTGCCCAGGACAACGGGACGTACTGCCCCATGTTGCTGTCCCAGTATTTGAGCGCTGGCATATCAACTCCTGATGTCGTAGCCCTTGCCGCCGAACAGATGCTCCGCCTGCTGCGGCCCGACGTAGGACTGGTTGTTCGGGTCGTTGCCGAACCCGTGCTGCTGCTGGCACAACCGCACCTCGTGATCGGTCATCTCGCCGTAGTAGGCGGTGGTCGGCAGGGTCTGCCCTCCGTTGAGCGGATGCCCGTTCAGCACATCTTGCAGGTGCCACACGCTGTCGCTGTCGTCCTGCCCGTAGCGGAGCTTGTCGAGGTACACGACCTTGCCGCTGGGCGTCGGGTACGGATCGGTGCCGCCGGAGCCAGCGTTGAAGGAGGTCCACTTCTGCGGGTTCTTGCCGCCGCCGCACACCCAGTAGTCCTGCCCCTGCACCTCGAAGTGCAGGTGCGGGCCGGTCGAGTTGCCGGTGTTCCCGACCTCGCCGATCTTCTGACCGGCCGATACGCGCTGCCCGACGGACACCGACTTCTTCGACAGGTGCGCGTACAGCGCCCACAGCCCGGGGCTGCCGTCGGGGAAGCGGTCGTTGTCGATGACGATCTGCGTGCCGAAGCTGGAACCCCACGACAGGCCGGTGACGACACCGGGAACAGCCGCGACCACATCGTGGCCGGTGTTCGCCGCATAGTCGTACGCCTTGTGCGAGCCTCCGCACCACCCGCCCGGAACTCCGTAGCCGGTGGTCACACTCTTGCCGGGGCATGGATTAGTCATCGTCTTCTCCGTTCTCCTTCTCGAACCAGAACACCAGATAAGAGGTACCTGCCGCCACAAGGATCATGAACATGATGATCGCGATCAGCCTCATAGCGTTTTCATCCGCTTCAGAATCTTGTTGCGCTCCCGCTCATCGGTCCCGCCCCAGATCCCTGCGTGCCCGTAGGACGACGCCTGCGACTTCAGCGCGTACTGCAGGCACTGCTGCTGCACGGGGCAGGAGAAGCAGAACTGTTTCGCCTTGCGGGCCTCGGCAGCCGTGTCGGGGAAGAACATCTCCAGATCGCCGACGCCGCGGCATGCCGCCTCGCGCACCCATTCACCCGGAATCATCGGACTCCTCCTGAACCTCGGCAGTCTTCAGACGGTTGCCGCCTTTCAGCGTCTTGATCTCGATGGCAGCCCATGAGCCCAGCATCACCAGGCCAGCACCCATCAGGATGAAAGCGGCTGCGAGTTCCTCGGTATTGAAATCGGTGCGGACCACCAGCGCTGCGCCCGACCCGATGGTGAGCAGTGCGCCGATGAAGAGCAGCGGCCAGCCGGTTCTCATCTCACCAACGCCTCCAGTTCGGCATCGTTCCAGGCAGAGTCCTCGGAGATGTAGGTGCCCAGACGCTGGGTGATGGACAGCGCACGGGCCATCATTCCGGCTGCTTCCTCCTTGCGCCCTTCGGCCATGTAGTGGCGGGCCAGATCGACCCACGGCTCCCGCAGATGCGGGGCCTCGGCGCACGCCTTCAGCAGCCACCGCTCCGGATAGTCGTCCATCTTCGCCAGGTAGCGGTAGGACTGTGCCCGCTCGTCGGCCCACACTGCGCTCGGCATGCCGAGGTGGCGCATGAACTCCACACGGGCCGCGGCCCATCTGCCGTGGAAGAACAGTTCCCTGGCGTAGTAGTGGGCGATGCGGTCGTCGTTCGGAGATTCCTGCGCCGCCTTCGCCAGCAGCGGCAGGTACTGGCTCCGCGACTTGGTGTCGTCCGGGAGGTGCTTGATGACGAAGCCGGCGTTCACCGCCACCATCTCCGGCTCCCCGGTGAACTGCAGCGTCTCGTGGACGGGATGCTTCCACCGCCAGTTGTTCCGGCTGACGCACCGCTCGCCTGTGAACCTGATGTCGTCCGACCACAGGTAGTCGTAGAGGTACCTGTCCGCCGAGGGTGCGGCTTCGAGCTTGGACCTCCACCCGGGCATCAGCACCTCGTCCATGTCGAGGGTCACCACTACGTCGATGTCTGCGGGGATCAGCGCCAGCAGCGCGTTCCTCGCGTCGTCGAACCGCCACGGCTTGATGGTCAGGGAGTGGACATGGATGCTCCGCGACCGGGCCTCGTTGATCGTGTCGTCCTCCGACCCGGTATCGCCGATGACCAAGTAGTCGGCATCCTTGGCAGATTCGTACCAGCGACGGACGAACGACGCTTCGTTGAGTGCGATGGTGGCGACTGCGATCTTCATGCTCATGTCCTGATCATGTAGTGCATAGCGATGTACGGCTGCCTGTTCTCGTGCGACCCGCCGCCGAATCCGAGATTCAGCGAGAAACCGTTGTGGCTGCCCGCCCCGGTGGATGCGGTGGCGTGCGACTGATAGGTGTTCCCGCCGCCGGAAGGGGCGAGAACGCCTGTGGAACTGGCGAGGACCGAGCGCCATCCTCCCGCTCCGTCGGACGAGCCGTGCATCTTGATCTGTCCGGTGGAGTTCGGCATCTGCGCAGCACTGATCGTCACCGTCGAGGCCCCGGGCTTGTCGTTCAGCGAAGTGCCGCCGATCGGTGTCAGCGTTCGGATGCCCGGCAGGTTGAACGTGGTGGAGCCGTCGCCGACGCCGAACGTGGTGCCGATGGCGGTGAACAGATCGGCGTACGTGGTGCGGGAGACTGCCGAGCCGTCGCAGATCAACCAGCCGTCCGGTGCGGTGGCCCCGGCGAACGGCATCACGATCCCGGCGGGCAGGTCGGCGTCGGCCATCGTGACCGCTTCGCTCCCTGCAGTGGCGGACGGGCCGATGATCGGGCCGGTGTCGCCGCCGGTCACCGGCACGTACTTCGCATCGGCCTCCGTGGTGTGGAAGTCGATGAGCGGCACCATGTCCCCGCTGGCGTTGCGGTAATACAACTCGGCCATGTCAGGCTCCGATGATGTATTGCAGGACGATGGACGGCATCCGGTTCTCGTGGCTGCCGCCGCCGAATCCCAGGTTCAGGTTGGAGTAGATGATCGAAGATGCTCCGGTGTTGTAGTAGCCGACCCTGTGGTTCGGCGCGTTCAGGCTCGAGGTGAATACTCCGGAAACGGTATGCACCGCCGTGCGATTCGCCGAGTCGTGCATGTTGAACTGGCCGCTGGCGTTGGGCACCTGGCTCTTGCTGAGCGTCACCGAGGCTGCGCCGCCGGTCTTGCCCAGCGCGTTGAAATCCGAATCGCCCTCGTTCAATCCGACCAGCAGACGGCCGTCGAGGTCGGGCAGGGCGAACGTGGTGACGCCGTCGCCCGTGCCGTACATGGTGCCGATCCGGTCGAACAGCGCGCTGTACTGCTCGCGCAGGACCGCGGAGCCGTCGCAGGGCAGCCAGCCGTCGGGAACCGTCGCCCCCGCATACAGCACGATCAGGCCGGTGAACGCCGACGAGAGGTAGTCGAGATTCGCCGCCTCGTCGTCCTCCACGGGATCGGGGACGATCAGCGGGCCGGTCATGGTGCCCCCGGCCAGCGGCAGATACCGTGCATCCGCCTCGGCCTCGGTCATCCCGCCGCCCATCACATGGACGAAAGTGCCGTCGCGCGCTCTCAGCTCGGCCATATCACTCCGCCCTGATCACGAACTGCGCCACGAGGTACGGCTGGAGGTTCGTGTGCGAGCCTCCGCCGTGCCCTAGGTTGAACACGCCGATACCGACGGAGCCAGGGGTACCGTTCGCGTACTGCGGGTTGGCGTACTTGCTCAGGCTGCCGGTGGACAGCAGCCGCCCGCTGACCGCGTGCAACGAGGTGCGGTCGCCGCCGCCGTGCATGTTCCAGTTGCCGGTCTTGTTCGGCACCTGGGAGGTGGACAGTGTCACCGTCTTCACACCGGCGGTCTTGCCCAGCGGCGAGTAGTTGGTATCGGAACCGAGGTACCCGGCGATGGCCCGGCCCCTGGTGTCCGGCAGCTTGAACTCCCCGGCAGCCCCAGCGCCGTAGGTCGTCCCGATCACCGCGTACAGATCGGGGTACTCGGCCTGTGCCTTCACCGAACCGTCGCACACCAGCCAGCCGCTGCCGTACGCCATGCCATCGACGACCGCTGCGATGGAGCCGATGGGCAGCAGCGTGTCGATGTAGCCCTTCGTCACCACCTGACCGGGATCGGTCGGAGGTTCCTCCGGGGTGAGCGGGCCGGTGACGGTATCGCCGGACAGGTTCACGTACTTCGCATCTGCCTCGGTTTCGCGCACCGTCGTGTCCGGCAGCAGCACCATGTCGCCGCTGACCGGATCGCGATAGTGGAAACCTGGCATGCGCTACGCCTCGGGGTTCTCGGCGGGCAGCGGGTGGTACCCGTCCACCTTCGCTTCTACTCTCCCGATCTCCGCCAGCGCCGTCTCGTGCCGCTGATCCACGTAGTCCTTGATCCACTCCTCCTCGGGGGTGACCTCGGGGCGATGGTCGCTCACATGGTCGAACGGCATCATCACCTGCACCTGCGACAGGATCATCGGGTCGGTGATCACATCCGGCTTGGCACCGATTTCGGTGATGCCTGCGGCCTGCGCCGATTCCCAGGCCGTGTCCCAGCCGGGGCTGGCCGCCCACACCCGCCGCCATTCCTGCGTCCACAGGTCCGGGTCGATGCCGAAGTCGTTGGCGCAGCCCTGCTGGGCGGCGACCGATGCGACGCGCAGCCGCATGTAGGCGTCGTCTGCGATGACGCTCTGAGTCAAGTACATGGAATCTCCTTACGCGGTGTTGACCCACAGTAGAACGTTCGCCTCGACCGGCTCGGTCGTTCCGACCACTACCTCCGCCAGTCCGACGCCTGCAGGCCCGGTGGGCCCGGTCGGTCCAGCCGGGCCAGCCGCTCCGTCCGATCCATCGGCTCCGGTCGGCCCTGTGGCTCCAGCCGGTCCAGCCGCTCCGTCCGATCCATCGGCTCCGGTCGGACCTGTGGCTCCAGCCGGTCCAGCCGCTCCGTCCGCACCAGCGGCTCCGGTCGGTCCCGTGGGCCCTGCGGCTCCGACTGCTCCGTCCGCCCCGGTCGGGCCTGTCGGGCCGGGAACCGTGGACGCCGCGCCCTGAGGCCCGGTGGGCCCGGTGGGTCCGGCAACCGTCGATGGCGCTCCGTCCGCCCCGGTCGGGCCTGTCGGGCCGGGAACCGTCGATGCAGCGCCCGTCGCCCCGGTCGGTCCCGTCGAACCGACAGAGCCCTGCGGCCCGGTGGGTCCGATGCCTCCTGCCGCTCCCGTGCTGCCGGTGGGTCCGGTCGGGCCGATCGGTCCTTGGATCGGTCCCAGGTTCGACCACACGCCGGGAGCCGGTTCGTCGAGCCAGGTCCACAGATCGGTGGTCGGCTCATGCACCAGCGTCTCGCCCGGCTGCATCTGGTACGCGGCGGAGGGAGAGCCCGGCTCGAAGAAGTCGATGGGGATGAGTCCATCGGCGGGCAGCGTCGCCGGATCGAATACAGCGCTGAAGATGATGCGGGTCGCCATCCCCTCCAGGCCCTGCGGTCCTGTCGCTCCGACGGCTCCTGCTGCTCCGGTCGGACCTGTGGAACCGACAGGGCCCTGCGGTCCTGTCGCTCCGATAGCTCCTGCTGCTCCGGTGCTGCCCGTGGGGCCTGTGGAACCGACAGGGCCCTGCGGTCCTGTCGCTCCGACGGCTCCGGCTGCTCCGGTGGGTCCGGTCGGCCCTGCTGCTCCGACTGCTCCATCGGCTCCTGTGGGGCCGGTCGGTCCTGCTGCTCCGACTGCTCCATCGGCTCCTGTGGGCCCTGTTGCTCCTGCCGGGCCCTGGATCGGCCCGAGGTTCGTCCAGACGCCGGGCGGCGGCTCGTCCAGCCACGACCACAGATCGGAGGTCGGTTCGTGGACGATCGACTGCCCGGGCTCCATCTGGTACGGCACCGACGGGACGCCCGGCTCGAAGAAGTCCACCGGGATCAGGCCGTCCGCGGGCAGCGTCAACGGGTCGAACGTTCCGTTCCCGATGATGACCGTGGCCTGGCCCTCGGCTCCTTGCGGACCAGTAGGGCCTGTAGGGCCTGTTGCTCCGGCGGCTCCGGTCGGGCCGGTGGCTCCGACCGCTCCAGCCGTTCCGGACGGTCCCGTGGGTCCGACGGCTCCGGTGCTGCCCGTGCTGCCGGTGGGTCCTGTCGGCCCGGCCAAGCCCTGCGGGCCCGTGGCTCCGACGCCTCCCTGTGCTCCGGTGGCTCCGGTCGGGCCTGTTGCGCCGGTCGCTCCGGGCTCGCCCTGCGGCCCCTGGATCGGTCCCAGGTTCGTCCAGTAGCCGGGAGCCGGCTGATCGTTCCATACCCACAGATCAGAGGTCGGCGAATGGATGATCGACTCGCCGGGCTGCATCTGGTACGGGGCGGAGGGAACGCCGGGGTCGAGGAAATCGACAGGGATCAGTCCGTCTGCGGGCAGCGTCAACGGGTCGAACGTCCCGGCGGCGATGATGACCGTTGCTTGTCCGGCCGGGCCGGTCGGCCCCGTGGAGCCTACGAGGCCCTGAGGCCCCGTGGGACCGATATCGCCCTGCAGACCTGTGCTGCCCGTTGGGCCCGTCGGCCCGGTCGGGCCAGTTGCTCCAACGGCTCCGGTCGGTCCTGTGGCTCCGACTGGTCCCTGCGGCCCGGTGGGGCCGGTTGCCCCGGGAACCTCGTTGACCACCTTCCGCACGGCGAGCAGCACCTGCATGTTGTTCGCCAGCCCGGCACCTGAGGAACGGAAGTGGGTGACCGGCACCTCGTAGATATCGCCGTTCAGGACCGGCGGGCCGATGATGTCGTACGCCTCGTGATCGTTGGCGTTGGAGGCTTCGTGGATGTTGCACCAGTCGCCGTTCCCCAGCGACTCCAGGATCAGCGACATATCGTCGCCGACCTCGTTCTGCCGATGGATGTAGACGATGGTCGCCGATGCCGGAGTAGCGGTGTTGTTGCTGGTCAGCCGCCCCGACGCCGGGGTGGCCGTCGAGTTCACGTAGCGGTAGCCCATCGTGATGATGCCCGCGCCGCCGGTATTCAGCTTCGGCACCCAGATAGCACCGTTGAACGTGAGCACCTCCCCGGCACCCTGTCCGGCGGTGTCCACATCGGTGAGGATGTTCAACGGGCCGTTCGGACCAGTAGGGCCTGTAGGGCCTGTTGCTCCGGTGGCTCCGGTCGGGCCTGTCTCGCCGCCGCCCGAACCGTCTCCGGGCGGTCCCATCGGTCCAGTGGGGCCGGTCGCTCCCGGGCTGCCGGTTTCGCCTCTGACGCCTTGAGGTCCCGTGGGTCCGGTATCTCCGGGCAATCCCCGTGGTCCGGTCGATCCCGTGGGCCCGGTCACCGTCGAGGCCGCGCCCGTGGGCCCGGTCGGCCCGGGCACTGTGGAGTCGGCACCAGTGGGTCCGGTCGGTCCCTGGATGCCCTGTGGCCCGGTGCTGCCGGTCGGGCCGGTCGGGCCGTACTCGGGCGTCGGCTCGTCGGTGTCCACCCACAGCGGGTAGTACGGCGGATCTTCGCCCGGGCCCGGCTCGTCCGGCTGGATGAATACGCCGGTCGGATCGCCCTTCGGACCCTGTGCCCCGGTGTCGCCGCGCAGAGCGTCCGCATATTGCAGACACACCTCGATGCAGTAGCCGCCGCCCATCGTGACGAGCAGGCTCTCCGAAGGGAACACCTCGTCGTACACGTTGTCCGTGTTCTCGTCGGTGTTGTCCCCCATGACGAAGTAGCCCTTGACGATGGGCGTGGAGTAGCCGCTGCTGCCGAGGAGCGTGATGTCGTAGGGATACTCCCCCGCCGGGAGCGCCAGGTCCGCGGCCTGGAGGTTGAACGTCGCACGGTTGGTACCGGCGATCGGGTCGATGATGTCAGCCAGCCGTTCGATGACGATCTCGCCGCCGTACCGCTGGGGCTGCCGGACGATGAGACGAACTTCGTACCCGGCCAGATGGAAGGCGCTCCCATCCTTGTCCACGAACTCCAGGACCAGGGCGAAGGATTTCGCTTCTTCGAGCCGGAGGTTCGTCAACTGCTTCGGTGTGTTCCCGAGCACTGGGCTGCCTTCCGAGCAAGAGGGGCGGGTGCGGGCCTCTACCCAGCACCCGCCCCTCGGTGGTTACTTACTGGCCTTCCGGCGGAGGACCTTCCGGCGGGGGACCGCCTTCGCCTCCGGCCGGGGCACCGCCACCAGCCGCCTGCTCCAGGGCCTCGATGCCGACACCGGCGAGTTCCTGGATCTGGCGGAGCAGCTCGATGAGTTGTTCCATCTGTCCGACCTCCTACGGCAGGTGACGCCCGGCAACGTCGCCGGTCGCCTGGATCGTGGCGTCCGGATCGAGCGCCGTGGTCCCACTGTAGGGGGCGGTCGGAGCATCCTGGTGGAACCACTCGGGGCGGCTCTTGAGGGTGTCCGGGCCGGACAGCGGGTACGTCTCGGGGTAGACCGAGAGTTGCGCACGAGCCGCAGCAACCTTGCTGGCAACGAAGTTGAACGAATCGTCCACGATCTGGAGGTTCGTAGTGGTGGCCGGGAGGAACAACGGGACCACTCCTTCGCTCATCTGGTCGATGACCCAGCAGTCATAGCTGAAGTCCTGCACGTACTCGGTGCCCTTGAACCGGGTGCCGCCGTCCTGCTGGCGCTTCTCGGAGAAGTGCTCGTAGGTCTGGATCGCGTTCTTGTACGCGGCCAGGGCGACGACCTGCTCGAGGGTGCGGTCCACCGTGGTGGTGTCGGCCACCGGATCGACCACGAGGTTGGCGTCCACGAACACCTTGGGCAGGAACTCGGGGTGGATCTTCACAAGCTTCCACGAGCCCTTCAGGGTGCCGAGGTAGCCGGAAGCCTGAGCGCCGGAGATGTCGCCGTCCCGGTACAACTTGAACGCCGACTCGGTGCCCACGCCTTTGTCGATCAGCGCGTTGATGAACACCAGTTCCAGGGCCGAGGTGATCAGCAGGAAGCGCTCGCTGTTGCCGAAGTTGCTGTCGAACCAGTTGTCCGAGAACAGCAGGCTCAGCGCATCGAGCGTCGCCAGCGGATCGACATCGTCCAGGTACATGCCCTTGATGGTGGCGAACGACGGCTGGATCTCGTTGTCGAAATCCTCGCCCGGCTCCGCGATCCAGCGGTAGTCGCCCGCGTTGCCCGTGCAGGCGATGCGATGCGCGTCCGTGGTGACCGGGGGCACGGTGTCCCCAGGGGTCCGCGGGATCAGCTTGCCGGTCATGTGGCCGGACACGGCTGCCAGCAGGCAGTACTTGTCGTGGTCGCGCAGCACGGTGGTCTGCATCTTGCGACCCGTGTACTCCTGCACGATGTTCTTGATCGGCGAGTACCGGAGCTGCTCGTCGAAGACGGTGAAGCCGAAGGCACGGTGCCGGCTCATCGAGTAGGTGCGCCACTCGATGGGCGGAATGCCGTTCTTCCACTCGTCCGTGAACTCGGTGCCGGAGTAGTGATCGGCTCCGATCCGGGCGATGTCGGCATCCACGATGTAGTCATCGACACGGATGTCGGGGACGCGGATGGATCGGGCGTTCGGGTTCGGCTTGATCTCCGATCCCGTGAACATGCCCGACACGGGGCTGGTGATGCGAAGGTACGTAGCCAGTGCGATCTGGTAATCGGTAAGGCTGTCCTTCTGGACCGGAGCGACCATTGCCGCCTCCTCCTTTTCTAGGCGCTTACAGCAGCGACGTTAGCGGGTTGTTCTGGACTTGTGTTCGGACCCGGCTCTGTTCCCCCTTCACCAGCACCGCTAGCAGGCGGTTGGGCACCTAGCCGCTGAAGAATCACCTCCTGCGTCTGCGCCAGCAGGCCGATCTGCTCCTGCATCTGCTGCATGGAGGTGGTCGTCTGATCGAGCAGACCGCCCAGTCCATCGCCCATCCCGGACATGCCCGCCTCGAGGGCGTCGATCCTCTGGTCGCGGGCGTTGACCTGCTCGATGTCCCCGGTGAAGGCGAGGCCGATCTGCTTGGCAGAGGTGGAGCCGGACAGTTCGATCTGCTTGGCGATGATGTACTCCATCGCCTTGGCTGCGCGATCGAGTGCTTCCTGATCCTGGGACGCCGCGAGCGCGGGCATCGCCTGGGACAGCGGGATGAACAGTTCGTTGAGGATGCGCAACTGCTTCTCATCCTCCATCTCCACCAGGGAGCCGGGGACGACGCGCACCCAGTACTCGGTGGCGAGTTCGGTGAAGTCCATGTCGATGGTGCCGTCGTCCTTCACCAGCGCCGTGGGCAGCCCCGCCTCCAGCAGCTTGATCCTGGCCTCGGCGGTGGGCTTGACCTTCTTCACCGCCTTGAGTTCCTGGAAGTAGATCGTCAGCGCGTACGAGCAGTAGTGGGAGAAGAACGATTCGATCGCCTTCTGGTAGTTGTTGGTGGTGATGTCCACCATCTGCTCCTGGGCTTCCACGCCCTGCGGGGTGGCGCTCATGCCCGAGCCGGCCTGCACCGCCATCTGCTGATCGGCGGCACCGACGAGATTCACCATGCTGCCGAGGTTCTGCTGGCTGATGGTGCCGTACTGCAGCAGCGTCTGCGTGTTCACCTCGAACGGTTCGATGCGCGCGTTCGGGTTGCTGATCTGCGTGTACTTGCCCGGGCTCAGGTTCGGGATGGCGTTGGCCGATCCGAAGCCGAGGATGCTCGGGTTGATGTTGCGATACCAGAGCTTCATCGCGCCGTTCAGCATGAGGTCCTGGAAGTCCTGGCGGCCGATCAGCATCTCCACCTGGCTCTTGCCGAGCGGCTGCTGGTCGTCCTTCTCCAGCACGAGGAAGTGGACCGGGTGCTTCTTCAGCGGGTGCTTGTTCTTCTCGATGCGCAGCAGGTGCTTGGTGTACGGGGAGAAGGTGAGGAACGGATCGCCGCTGCTGGTGTAGTAGGTAACGATCTCATAACCGTCGGGGATGATGCCGAACTTGCTCGACTGGTAATCGACGGACTCGAGCGCCATGTTGTTCGGGGCGCCGTGCAGCAGGGACTTCAGGGCAGCGATGTCCCACCCGGGCGTCTCCTCCCGGATCATGGACTTGATCTCGGCCTTGGTCAGATAGCGCCGGATGAAGACGAACTCGGCCCTGCGCACATCCTTGGCCCCGGGCTCGGGGAACACATCCCGGTAGTGGATCGAGTCGTACTCGATGTACCAGGAGCCGCCGGCGTCCTGCAGCAGCGCGGGCACCACGACGGAGAACCCGAGCGTCAGCGCGGTCTTCACGCTGGCGAACAGGTTCTGCTGCATGTCGTTGCTGTACTCGTCGGAGCCGATGATCTTCGAGGTGAGGATGTGGCGGCTGAAGATGCCGGGCACGGAGTCGTCGTCGAACCTCGACAGCACCTCGACGTTCGGCGTATTCTGCACGAGGTTGCGGGCGATCCTCCGCACCAGCCCGGCAGTCTCGCCGCTGGACACGTTGGGCAGATCCGGCTTGGGCGAGATCACCTGGGAATCGACCAGCCGCTCCAACTTGTCGTAGTCCTCCACCCGCATGTCCATCTCGCGCTGGGCGTGGTCGAACAGATGGGTGATGTACGAGGCGTACTCGGAGATGTTGCGCACATCGAGCGTGCCATCGCGCTCGTTGATCCGCCGTCCCCCCGCTCCGTACCAATCCTCGAAGGAAGTGATGGGGTCCATCGTCACTGCCATTGCTTCAGCCTGCCCTTCTCGGCCCAGATCCGCTGCCTATTCATCCTGCTGCGTCGGATGTACGGGTTGTTGAAGTTCCCGAACGGCAGCCCGTCGAACCTCGGTGCGGCCCCGTTGGGCAGCGCGCGCATGGACGGGGTGTACCCGGCCCCGCCGCCGCTGCTGTAGCCGCCCCGCCGCCGGTACTTCCCGAACGAGCGCTTCTCCGGCTCGCCGCTCTTGGTCCCCTCGAACAGTTCGTCGTCCGGCTCGATGTCGATCGGCTCGGTGGGGATGCGCTCGATACCGGCCAGCCCGGTGTTGATGCCGAGGATCTCGTCCATCAGCGTTCCGGTGCCGTCGTTCGCCAGGCCGGAGCCAGGGCTGACCATGTTGTGCGGCAGCGGCAGCAGCGCCTGCATCATCGTCTTGCGCTCGAACGGCGTCGCCCACGGCTTCCCGTCCGGACCCATCTGGTACGTGACGTTCAACTGGTTGTACTTGACCGTGTTGGAGTACGGGATCTGCTTGCTCCACAGGATGTCGCGGATGCCGGGGACATCGGGACGGTCGTCCTCGCCGTACCAGAAGCGGTCGGCCCGATACTCCGCCGTCTTCTGCGGCAGGCCCAGGTCGAGGCCGTCCTGCACCAGCCGCTCTTTGATCCTGACCGTGAGGCGGCGGCGCATCTCCCTGTCCATCGACACGCCGATCAGCTCGGGGCTGCCGAGTTGGACGGTGCCCTTCACGATGCCGTCGATGACGCGGTCGGCTCCCCATTCGGAGATCACCTCGCCATCCGGCTGCATGAAGCTGAGCGCACCCTCGGGCTGGCCGGTGGCGTAGATGGCCTCCGCCTCCTCGCGGACATCGTCGTAGTCCACGAACACATCCATGTCCGAGTACCTGTCCCTGAGCGCGAACTCGATCTCCTCCACGCTCAGCGCATCGAGCCCGCCCTGCTGGAGGTACAGCCCGTAGAGCGCGGCCTCGGCCTTGGACTCCTCCGTCTCCTCCAGTTCGATCTCCCGCTTGCGGGTGACCATGTTCTGCCGGAGGTAGTCGCTGGACATCCCGTCGCCGGAGATCAGCGCCATCAACCCGGCGAACACGGCGTTGTTCTCCGCGTAGGCGTACCGCGTGCCCTCCGACCCGCCGCGGGTCAGGTAGGCGTTCTTCACCGTCTCCGTCTCCGGGTCGAAGTACTCCACCAGGGAATCGGTCGGGACCGGCTGCCCGTCGGGACCGATCTTGATGCGGCCGATCTCGTCCACATCGGGCACGGTCCACGGGTCGCGGTCGTAACGGTCGCGGCCCACGTACAGCGTGTTGATGAACTGGTTCTCGAACAGTGCCCGCTCGTAGATGCCGACCGCTGTGACCAGCATCTGCATCGTGCGGGCGGTGCCGATGGCCGACGGGTCCGCCGCCGACTCCTCCGCCTCGGTGATGACCATGCGGGCGGTGGCGTCCGCCTCGTCCCACAGGCGCTTCACGCTGTACGGCACGGCACTGAACGCATCGAGGAATCCGTAGCCGATCTCGCGCGGGTCGCCCGTCTCGAAGAACCGGGAGAACCCGATGATCGGCGAGGTGAACTGGCGGAAGATCCAGTGCGGGACGATGGCGTTCGCGCCCTTCCCGTCGTCGAACAGGTTCGACAGGATCGGGATGCTGTCCACGAAGATGGCGTCGGCGTTGCGGAAGTTGTTCTCCGGCTCCGACGGGTCCTTGTAGTCCACCAGTCCCAGGTACATCGCCTGCTTGCGCCGGCGCTTCTCATCCTCGTTCTCGCCGCCGAAGCCGAACGTGCCACCGGCCAGCATGCCCATCGTGAACAGCGTGGTCAGCGTGGCCCCGGAGCGCACGAACGAGCGGCGCAGGTCGATCGTCTCCAGCACATCGTCGAGGTCCCAGTAGTTGGCGTTGTCCCCGACGCCGCCGCGCAGCCACTTGGGCCGCCGCCGTCCGGCGAAGAACATCATGGATGCCTGCGACCAGCCGTCCATGCCGGAGATGAACTGCAGCCCGTTCATCTGGAACCGGGTGTAGGCGAACGGGATGTTCAGCATCCAGCCCGCGATCTTGAACGCGCGGTTCGGGCTGCTGGTGAGGAAGTCCACGCTGCCCTTCACGGCCCGCGAGGCAGGAGTCAGCTTCTGGCTGCGCACCTGCTTCACACGGTTCATGCCCGCCTTGTGCGCGTTGAGCCCCGCCCCGCCGTACTGCTCCTCCAAGTAGCGCGGGTTCTTCGTGATCTCCAGCGCCAGCGATGCCATCGGCACCCGGATGCCCATGCCGTGCAGATGCTCGATCGCTCCGGTCAGGTAGCGGTTCGCCACGGCGTACTGGCTGGTGCCGTACAGCGGATCGGAGAACGTACGGGCCACGAAGCCCGCGCCCTTCTCCAACCACTTCGTCGGTTTGCCGGCGCCCTCCTTCACGAGGTTCGTGTACTCCGAATCCTCGTAGAGCAGTTCCAGCCAGCGGCTGTCCTGGCCGAGGGCCTGCGCCGTCTGCTTGAGGATCATCTGGTCCTCGGCGCTGTACGTGCCCTGGAAGTCCCCGAAGCCCAGCGTGTCGCGCACGGTCCTCGACTGGGTGATCTTCTGGATGCTGTCGGATGCCATCGCCCGGCGCACCGTCTGGCTGCCCCGGCCCGTGTAGCGCCCGGTGAGCAGGTCGGTGATGTGCTCGAACGTCATGCGGATGGGCTGCTCGACGTAGCCGGAGGCGAAGATCGCCGGGTCCCCGAGCCGGGTCATGTGCGACAGGTTGGTCAGCCCGTTGAAGAACGCATGCTCCCCGGCCTTGTTCTGGATGAGGTAGTGACCGTTGGTCATGTAGTCCTTGACGGTCATGTTCTCGTCAGCCGGCTTCGGCAGTTTGTTCTTGGCGAGCCACTCGCGCCGACGGCGGTTCTGCTTCTGGACCTGGCCGTTGCGCCTCTCCAGGAACGTGATCATGTCCGCCTCGCTGCGCTCGCCCATCATGTAGACGGATGCGGCGTCCCATGCCTCGAGGACCAGCGGGTCTTCCAGGCCACGGGCGGAGAGCAGCTCGATGCTGCGCAGCGTCTCGTTGATGCGGCGGGACTTGGGGAGCATGTTGCGGATGTCGTCCAGCGACAGCCCGAGCCCGTCCAGCGTGTCCGCGTAGTCCTTCCAGATCTGCAGCAGCCCGTCGAACTCCTCCAGGAACAGACGGTGCAGCGGGATCGGGGAGTCGAGCATCTGGCCGAACAGCGACTTGACCCATTCGTCCCAGCCGACTGCCAGTTCCCGCCCGTTCGCCCCGGCATCGCGGCGGGCCGGAGCCCATTTGCCGGCGTTGGTCAGGGCGATGGCGAGTTTCGGATGCATGAGCGGCAGCGCACCACCGGCCATCGGGTCGAGGTTGTTCTGCATCTGCCGCTTGAAATGCTGCAGAGCAGCGATGTAGTCGTCGCTGGACACCTGCTCGGTCCAGTTCTCCTGATCCCCGATCG